AATCCAGATAAAAAACCAATTTCGGTTGCGCCTACTTCACCAATGGACGTCGTGCTTGGCAGAGTGACGTTTCCAGTAAAGGTTGGATTTGCTTGTAGTTTAGAGATGCTTATAGAGCCGTTTGCCATGCCATCAAACAGCGAAGATGTAAGGTCACCAATACTTATGACTGCGTTGCTTCCATTTTCTGACATAAGAGGGTCAGAAACATCAACAATTGGTATATAGTCAGCGGATTGCGCTGCAGTTATTGGCGTGAGCTGTGAAAATTTTACGTCAGGCATATGCTATATTTATATTATCTTATGAATAGGTGTGTGACACGAGGTCGGCGCTATCAAGTGTTTGAGCGAGTGAGCCGTCATTCCATCCAATTTGTATTTGTGATGCTGGGCTTGTTGACACAGAAAAATCAGAAAGTTGTGCAGGCTTTGAAATAAATTCCCACACTCTGTATGCATCTTTTATTTCTATGCTTTCACTTGTTGCGACACTTAATCCGGCGGAGTCACACGCGTATATTTTAACGTCAAAATATTCTGAGCCTTCAGAATTCAAGTCGTCTAGAGACGCCATTAGAGTAAATGACGCAGCATTATTTTTAACAACCAGGCCTCCCATTGCTGGCGCTACGTCATTTGGTAATGAAGCTACGTAGTATAACCCTTCGTAGTCATCAACGCCGGTTGTTGTTATATTAAATGTTACTCCGCCACCTTCGATTGTGCTGTTTGTATTTGCTGATATTAAGTATGTTGGTAAATCTAAATTATTATTTACAGTAACTGGTTCGCTGTTGGCAAGTATTGCGCCGTTTGGCCCGCCCTGACGAATAGTTGCAGTAAATGTTTGAGAGGCGCCGTCAGTAAAGTTTACAAGCGGTACTGCTCTAAAGACTGCCACTTCATTTTTTACGACACACGTGCCAGACTGAGGATAGATATTTGGTTCTGAAACGTTCCAGTAGAGAGTCGTACCTTCAGGTATATATTTTGTCAGCGCATAGAAACGTACAATTTCATTTTCTTTTACAACAGACTTGTTAGATGTAAAACTTGTCACGGTTCTTGCGTGCACTTGACCTTCCGTAATAAACTGCTTACTGCTGTCTTCTGTTATAAAGTCGTCGCCATTTTGTTGCTCAAGAGCGTGGCGATACGTTAGCGGCTCCCGGTCTTCAAGCGTGCTGTTATTGTATGGCGTCATTTCAATGTCAAACGAACTTATAGTCGCTTCGTTATAACTTAGGTCGGTGTCTTCGTATACTGGGTCAAGAGGTATCAGCTGACTGTAGAACCACGGATAATAAGACGTGTCTTTGTATCTAAAGCTGATAAATGACGAAATATTATTAAACAACGTTCGCGAGTTGTCAACCCAAGGAGAGTTTGCCTCGTCAAAAGTTTTGTCTGCATAGCCAGCTATAAGTTCATTGGGATCAAGATACTTTAGCCACCCCTGATATTCTGTACGAATGGTTTTATTTCGCGGATTAGCGTTTTGCGAAAAAAGTTTAACAATGATTCTTATCATTCGTATAAAATCATCTTCGCTTCCGCTACTCTTTAGATATTCTAGAATAATTGTTAGCAGACGTTCGTTTCCAGTTAACCAGCCAGGTTGATAGCGTGGGGTATGATAGCCAACAACTGGAGGGTCATATGTGTTTAACCACAAATAGCTGTCTTGTGGCTTTTTCGCTCTGTAGTCAATCGCGTTGTTCCATGCAGTGCGAGAGACAAATTCATAGAGTATTGCGCTAAACAACTTTAAGCCTGAAGGGTGTACAAATCGTAAATAGTCATTTATCCAATCCTCTTGAGGGAGGCCGCACCGTATGCGATAAGAATATTTTTGCCAATACTCGCCGTCATGCAGCTTGTATAAGTCAGACGCAAATGACTTGTTGTCTTCATAGGTCCAAACATCAACGTTTTTATCAATTTCAACCCAAGAGATTGGATCAAGGTCTATACTACGATACACTTTTGACAGTCTAAAGTCACCGTTATATTCTCCGGCCTGAACATCTTCTAAAGAATGAACGAAGTCTCCAATTTTCGTAGTGTATTGCGGAAATACTTCTACATTAAATATGTGATAATACTCAACATTTTTGCTGTCAACGATAGCGATAAATCTTTCTTCGCGTACTCCACTTTCAACAGCAAGAGCATTTCTTTCTGGCTCAAGTCCTCTTTCAACGATTAAAAATTCGGCGTCCTCAGTTGTTAAGCCATAGAGTGAAATATCAATGTCGTCGTCTCCAATAACAATTATGTTTTCACTAACTATTTCGTTTGATAGCTGCGACTCATCAATAAAGTTTCTACCAATGTCACTCACTGGAATTGGTACAATCGGTGATGGGACTATTGGTAATACGTATGAGTGAGAAACAGGCACGCCACTGGCAGCAACTGTAAGAGGCGTCGAATCATCCCATGATATTTCAGTCGTAACTGCAAATTCTGTAGTAATTTTAAAGCCAGACAGTGTAGCGGCAACAGAAGAAAATTGCCATAGCGGAGTAGCAAGTAATACTGACGAAAATTCATCAGTTATTAATTCGGGTTCAATCGTCGGAAGTATCGGTATTATTTCTGCAGTGTCGTATTGTATATTTTTTATAATTAACGAACTACCACCCGTTGCGTTTTCTTCCAAATTGATTACGCCATTTTCCATCAACGACAGCAACCCTGACTCAAGATCCATCGCCCCAACAGGGGCAAATGATGTTTCAATGTTGCGAGAAAATACTTGCCACTGCGCCTCGTCAGGCCATGGGGTGTCGTCGGTGCTGTATAACTCAACCTCGTCTCGGTACTTGTATACCCATCTAAATACTGCGGGCTGCCCAACTTCAGATATATTTACGCGTTCAATATACGGCAAGTTAAATGACTTTTGACCGCCGTCATAGGTCCATACATACTTACTAAATGCCTTTAGCGTTACCACGTATGGCGCCTGGTCAAAAATTGAAAACGGCCCTATTTTATAGTCTGATGTTACTTCTATAGTAACTTTATTTGGATTTGTGGCGGTCTCTCTAAGAGAAGCTATATTAAGAGGTGACCACGACCCACGACCTCCAGACAGGTCAAACAAATAGTTTCGTGGATAGAATATATCTACAATTTCATCAAAGAAAATTTTAAAAAAGGTGTGTATGCTGTCTTCTGACCCGCGTGTACGATAATACTGTATAATAATTCTGTAGAGAGTAACTTTATCAACTGCGCGGCTGTTTGGTATGTTTCGCGCTATAAGGCTCTGTATTTCGGTTAGATACTTGTTTGATACAATATCAATGTCTTTGTCACGAGTAATGTTTGCAATCTCGTTTGACGGCAACCCAATGCTGTTTAAATAATTATAGTATTGTTCAATAAATCCAATAAGCGAACTCGCTGACTCTCGTAGAGCCGGCGGGTAGAGCCCCTCCACTCCAATGGATTCCATGTTACGCGGACGAGAATTTGCTATACTTAGGAGCATGCTTAACGGTCTCTACTAAATGTTGTATATTCTACTGCACGGTTTGATCCACCAACAGCAATAGCGTCAACTTCGCCATAGACGTTTAGTCGTGAAGTATCAATTTGTATAAGTTGATTGCGTTTTGGCGCAAGATCATTTGAAAGCGGTATAAGATCTAGCGTTAAAGTAATATTTTCGTCAGCAAATAGTGGACTTAATTCTAATATTCCTGTGCTTAATGTTATTTTGCCAACGTTTTTTTCCTTTACAATAGGTATATTATTTGAGTCGTAGTAATATATAAACAACGAGCGAACGTCATTTGAAGTGTCATCTTTTGTGTCGCCGATATAATACGTTACCCCGTTATAGTCCCATCCGGTTGAATTTATAATCGTAACGTCATTGTCAACTGTAAGTGGAACACCATACTTTAAAGTTATCTTTTCTGGAGAATCTGCGAGAAGCGTTGCGCTTTTAGAAATATAGATTCTTACGTGGGAATTTAATATTGATGGGTTTGAGCCGTCAATAGTCTTTGTTAAAAATGAATGACGAAATACGCCGTCAAATGAATCTAGATATTGGGTGTTAAACGCACTTATTGTTTCTTTGACTTTGTTTTCAAGTTGTACCTTTGTGTATGTGGTAAGGTTGCGGTTATATTTAAACAACACGTCAAGAACAATATTTACATATTCTGGATCAACTATTTCAGGAAATATTGAAAGTACCTTTTTATCGCTTAAGTAAGATAATACTTCTTGCTTTTCTTCATAGGTTAAAAAGTCAGACGTGTAGTTAATGTCTCTATTTTTTCTAATTGACACAAAAACTTTACCGTACTGAGGCGGTTCATTTTCTTCACCACCCCATACTGATATGGATTTTACGTTTGGAAATTTTCCGTATATTAACGTTTTATAGTCTTCTGCGGTGACGGCACGATTTTGAGAGATATACTGCAACGGGGCGTTGTATTTTATGCTGCTTGTCGATTCCTGGTCGGCTCCTCCTAGAGCACGATCTATAGTAAATAGATCAACCTTCGTAATTTTAGTGGAATCAAAAAAGCTTGAATATGAAAATATATTTGAACCATTTGAACCAACCCCGTCAGTAATCAAATAACTAAGCTCTAAGACATTAAGATTATCAGGCTTTTTACCAAATACACCATTACCAAATGATATTACATAGTTTCCGTTATAATTTTCATACACGAAATAAATTGGAGTAGAGCCGTTAACTGCATTTATATCAGAAAATCTGCTGTATACTTCATTTATTTCAGACCTTCCGTTTTGAAACACTGCTACCTTTAAGGTGCTTAAATCAATGTTTTTATCGTCTATAATATATTCGTTATTACTTTGTGCAGAATTTATTTGAATGCGTTTTGTTACAATTTCGCCCTGATGTATTTCAACGTTATTTGCTACCAGCAAGCCGTTTGAATTTTTACGACAAACAATATCGTTTAGGTTAGTAAATTTGTAGCCTCTATTTTTTGTACGATCGGTTATGTTTGAATAAAAGAGCGAACCGGATGGTATCACATACTCATTTATTGAGTCAGTCCGAGGAGGTACGCTGCACGCAATTTTTGCTTTTGCAGCAACGGCGCTTCGTGGAGTGTAGCCAATTAACTTTGCTGCCGATACAACATTTTGACGAAGTTGTGCCGAATCTATAAAGCTTTCGTTTACCGCCATGTGCGCGAGTATAGCATTATAGTGAGTGTTATGCGCGAGTACGTCAACCAATAAGTTTAAACCAGATCCAGTATAGTCCCAGTCTTTAAACGGACCATCTTGAGTTTTAAAATAATCTATCAAAGATGCCTTTATCGCATCAAAGTCTAATTCTGTGACTGCTACTGACTGTGTAGGAATTTCCATTATCGTATACGAGTTAAATATATTACTATTTCAGAAGACGAATCGTATGAAGTTTCAAACTTAATAGAGACGCGATATGCATTTTTTTCAGAGTCGTCTGAAACCATAACTTCATAGTCGCTTATTCGTGGTTCATATTGATCAATTACGTTTTCTATTTTTTCCTTTAATTCAATTTCAGAAAAGATATCAACCTGTTCAAATAACAATGATGTTATGTCAGAATAGATGTCAGGTTGAAAGCAGCGGTCATACCGGTTTGTCAATAACAAGTTTTTTAGGCTTTGTTTTATTGAATCAATATCAGTAATTGGCAATATGTCGTTATAGATCGGGTGTGCCGCAAAGGCGTTATCAATATCTGAATATAAATTTTTTCTAGACACCACTGTCGTTCTAGAATCATTATAGTCAGACAGGTTGCGGCTCATATTCTATTTATACAAATATAGTCGACGAGTTATTTGTTTAAAAACGTACTAGCGAGCGGGGAGCCTGCAAATGAACTTATTCTATTTAAAAAAGAACTGCCAGAGGACGAGGAGGAAGAGGCAGAATTCACGCTTGAGGCAGCAGACGCGCCCGCATTTGCTGGGTTGTTGCGTATTGCTTCGGAGTTGTTTTCCATTTCGTATTTTATTTTATTTACCCGCTTGTTATACTCGTTAACGGTTTCTGATGACCAGGCAGGATTTTTCAGCAACGTTTCTTTTGCAAAATAATTAAACTCATTTTTAAGCCCGGTTAAAGAAAAGCCGGTCTCCCCGGACAAGAAGCTTCCAACAGACCCTACCCCACTTGTAATTCCGCTAACTATATTTGCGGCAGTATTAAAGCCAGAATTTAATGTGTCTACTGAAAGACCTGCTTTCTTTTTGCTTCCGCTCGTATCGGTGGTTGTAATGTTTGTTGTGCCAGAATTTTGTGGATAGACGCTAGAAAGTATGCCTGTCGCCTCACTGAGTATATTGTAAACCGAGTCTAAGCCGTCAGAGGTCGTGCTGCTTCCACTCAACAGCCCAGAGCCTGACCCAGTAGCTGCAATGCGGTCGTGATAGTTGTATGCGAGTTCGTGCACCGCGGTAAGCATTGAAACATACTCCTGCACTCCAACGGTGTCTCCTTCAGCTGTTAACGTGTTTATTTTATCAGTGTCTTTATTTAACGCCTCTCTTAACCTAAATTGAAAGAGATCATACTTGCCCTTTGCCTCAACAGGTTGTCGCGAAGTGGCTGGAATAAACGCTACAATTGCCTCTGGCACCTTTGTGTTGTCTGCCTTTATATACTTAGCGAGTGGGTTGCCATTTATATCAACCGCGTTACAAATATCAACAAGACCATTTGCAGCATCTTTTACAAATCCCGCGACGTCACCAATGCCTGATGTAATGCCTGGAAACTGTGATTTAAGCGCATCAATTTGTTCGTTCGCAATGGCACCCAGTTTGGCATACGCGCCGGTGGCTTCAAGAACCATATTTGCAAATGCCCATGGATTGTCTTTAATAAATTCAATCAGTGCCATTATTTGTTGGACTTTTTTAATAAGATCCATCACACTAGTTAGCAATTTTAAAATGCCAGTTCCTGGAATATAACTAAGTACAAGCGCAGCAATCTTCGCTGCAACAAACAACATCAATTTTTGTGGTAAATTTTGAGCGCATTCAGCGAGAGTTTTTACTGTGCCAAGTGCTGGAATATCACTTTTTTCTAGAAACGAAAGTACTCCACTCTTTATAAAGTCTGAAGTTGACACATTTTCAGAGTATGATATAACGGATGAGCTGCTTAAACTGCTATTTTTTGGAGTAGAAACTACTTCTGCTTCAAAAATATCTATTTTCTCTTGATATTCTGTTGCTGCTTCTTGCGCAGCAGACGGCGAAACTGGAACTACCTTAATTTCTTGGGTTACTGAGCCAGTATAGTTTAAATCTACCGCTTCTAAGGTAACGGTGTATGTTCCGACTTCAATTGGAGGAGCCAACGCAGAAAAAAGATCCGAAGACGTTTCGTTTGCCTTTGCGTACGTTAACCTAACAGGTATATTGCCAGGATAGTTCGGGTCGTCGACGTCTAGTATTTGAGGATCGGTAATAAATTCGGGAACGTGTGTATTTCCATAATACGCAAATTCAGTTTTAGTAAACGTAGCCCCTATTGGGCGTGGGTGTATTACTAGATATTTAGAAGGGTCGCCATAACCCTTGTATGGAGCCCGGCGTGTATTAAAATCATACAAAACCGTTTCAAACTTAAGATTATTAAGTTCCTCTTCAGTTAACACATCCTCGTTGATATCAAAAAATGGGTTGCCAAACGATATTTCTGAAAATATGCTGCCTTGGGATGGAACCGTATTTGGCTTGTCTTGATAGCTGCTCCAAAAACCACGATACGTGCCATTATGCAAGTCTGTTGGATATATTCCGTTTTGAATATCGGGATAGGAGACTATTGGTAAGTTACGAACGTATGTAGCGTTTATAGTAATGTCATAGCGGCCAACTCTTTTTGGAACATTAGAGACGCCAGCCATTCTACTTTCATATTGTATATCAACTGTAAGACCTGGGTCTGTTACAGGTATTATTTCAACTCTCCATGGTCGTCTTTTTAGCATCGTCGGCCCTGACGTACCATAGTTATATGGATTAACTGGAGTTTCAACGTTAAAAGGAGCTCGATTGATCCCATTTGCCCCAACCTGAGTAACGATTGTAAAACTTTCTATTAGATCCTGAAAACGAGCTTGACCGTTATAGATTAATTCTATTGGACGATGTTGTTCTTTAAAATTTCCATAAGTAAGTGTTTCGCTGTTAAACACTTCAGGCTTAAAATTTATATACAAATAGGTATCAACCGGACCAGTTATCGCTGTCCAGTCCATATACGTATCGGTGTATACCGACGGTCGATTTGCCGTAAATAAAAATGTTTTAGACGCAGTAACTGCAGTGCCGCTTACTGTTGCAGTAATTGTGATTGTTGCAGTGCCCTTTTTGCTGCTTAGCGGCGTCACCGTAACGGTACGGCTTGCGCCGCTGCCTCCAAGCACGACGTTGCTGTTTGGCACAAGAGCAACGTTGCTACTGCTAGCACTAACTGTAAATGTTGCTGACGGATTTTCTGGATATGCGATTGTAAAGGCAAGTGGGCCAGTGCTTGCCGCCACCCCAAGCAGGTTTTGGTCAGCAATATTAGAAATTGTAAGTGGCATATTTTTGGTTTAATAACATTTTTATCCAAGAGCTCCAGGCACCGTCGGGGTTGGAATGCCCTTCGATCCGTCGCCGAGGTGAAGGTGAGTTAACAACCCGGTAGTTCCAGCAGCTGCTCGTACGTCTCCGGCCGCCACAACCCCTCCTCCAAGTACAGTAACTAGCGGCGTAGTTATATTTGTAAATGATGAAGTCATATTTGTCAGCCCAAGCGAAGTCATGTTTAATGTAGTCGCGCTGTCAACGCATGCAGAGAGGCCTCCAATTGTGGCTGGGCCTGCTGGCGATGACATACTCACTCCAAGAAGTGCAGTCGTATCAGCCGCGCCGGTGTATATTCCAGTGTATCCTCCAAGAACGGTTTTTTCAACGCTGCCAACAACCATGCTTTTTACGCCGCCGGCCCGAACGGTATTATTTACGCCGTTACCAATTATGCTGTCCTTTTTACCAACAACACTTTCAGCTTTATCGCCAAGCACTTCGTTTTTATATGAGCCGCATTTTAATTTATATTCACCTGTAACAGTCTGTTCGTAGTTGCCAGTTACCTCCATTTTAACGTTGCCATGAACTGTTATATTTACGTTAGACACCGAACCAGCCGCGCCTATATCAACGTTGGCGTTGCCAATAACCGTAACGTGGCCGTCTCTATGTATAGTTGTGTGATGCTTCGAAACTATAACTACGGTGCTTGAACCGTCTGCGTGTATTTCACGATACGTTCCAGACTTATGTTTTTCCTTTATGCGCTCGTGACCAAGCGTGTCATCAACTTCAAAAACGTGCCCTGAACGCGACTGATTCACGTTGTTGTATGGATATACCGATTGATTGGTTGGAAACGGTGTACTAAAGCTGCTGTTTGCCATAATTTGTCTATTCTATATATAAGCCTTATGCAACGCCGCCCATACCGATACTCGTAACGCCTGCCCAGTAGTTTCTCATAGTAGAAGTTAATCCATTTGCCCAAGACCCGCCACCGGTACCAAGACCCGCCGAGCCGCCTATATCAAAATGCATAGAGTCTAGCGCGCCATAGTTTGCTCGTGTTCCTGAGAAATAACCGCCAAACCTAAATGCAACGTTTAACTCTGGATATTTAGCTGTTTGAATCTGACGCGCCTTTTGAGCAAAAATTTCGTAGTGCCTAAAGTCTGACGCAACTTGATATCGTCCTAGTGCTTTGCCATTTAGGTATAGTTGTATATCAATTGCTTTTCCACGACCGTGAAATCTAGAGTCTCCTGGACGTACACCAGAAGTTAGCTGCGTAGTATAGCCGTCTGGCATAGCCATACCAGCACTTTCAATTATATCAATAAGCCTCTTATCAACCTCAACTGAGCCAGACTTTGTTAGAAAACTTGATCGTCTGCTAACTTTTTTGCCGTCAGCTGCGGTACTTGTAATTCCTGGGTCTCCATACGCGCCTCTGATTCGTAGTATATACGCCACTGGCCCTGTAGTACTTTTTTTAGTGATCTTTTTAGAAATATAGTCAAATTCTGCAATTTTATAGGTTCCTGATACTGGACCCCCGTCATACACGACAGCAACATAGTCTTCTGCGCCGCTTCTAATAATAATATCGCCCTTATACAGCGTTTTGGGGCTTGCTATTTGTGTCATATATTTGGCTCCCTTGCCTAGAGGCCAGTTTAGCCAATTAGTTAAACTACTAGTGTCTGCAGGAAGATCTGCGTTGTCTGGTTTAACCGATGATTTTAGAAATCCAGTTAATTTTTCAGCGCACCATTGATTTGAAACGTTAGACATAATTATAATTATTGTGAAGAATTAAGTACATCGTTGACAAATGAATCCACCGCTCCTTTTGCAACCTTCTCATCAGCCCATGCGGCTGGCGCGCCGTCAAGCGCAGAAGTATTTGCCGAATTTGCTATTGGAGAGCCGTCTACATACTGCGAAACATTTGTTCCGCTTACAAATGAGTTTCCTACCGAGGATGATATTGCGTCTTGTGGGATGTCGGCGCCGCCTCCGCTTAAATTTGTTGTTCCTGGTATTGTTGCAATTATAACAGGATCTTGTAGGTCTTCGTCTCTAAAAAAACCAAAAACCCAACTACCAACCATTAACCCAGTTGCGCTCGCGCCTACAGCCGAATTACTAGCGCTGGTGATTGGTAGGAGTGGAGTTGCCCATGGCAATTTTTCACTGGGTATACTATTTGCGTCATCAAGTTCGTGATACTCGTAACAACGTATCTGCACACGACCTGCATTTAGCGGATCTGCAATATTCTCTACAATAGCGGTAAACCAATGATCAATTTTCATACTGGAATTTTCTAGCGATTGAGCCAACGTCTCGCGCATACTCTGGCGAAGTTGCGTATCCTGATTGTCCTATTGCTGTTACGGCGTCACTAACATTTGTTGAAGCTAGTACCTGTGAATATCGTTTATTATCAGACAAGAAATCAATATAGCCCTTTGCGCTGTCTTCTACGCTGCTATACGCCCTAAAACTATCATTTATAGTGACAGTTTTCCCATTTATAACTTCTTTTGTTGAGGCAGTGACTGCTCCAGCGTTGCCAGTGCCAGTGTGTGCTTTTATTCCAAACGCGTTGTTTCCAACCATTCGTGTGCCATATCCTGTTTCTAAGCACGTTTGGGCAGCTCCAAGACGAGCAACGACGTCTGGATTTGGCAGTCCCTTAGCAACAGCTTCTTTGTATAGCGCGTTATACATTTTATTGTAGTATGCCTTTTGACTTTCGGTTGAGGGTGTAGTTTTTCCAACGCCATTTGGATTTACGTTTGTGTTGCTAGCGCCCTGTCCAGTTTGATCACCGGCGCTGCCTTTAACTGATTCTAATATATTTCCTTCTACGCTAGGAACAAGTTTGGCAACCTTTAACTTATTTGTGTATATGCCGTTAGAAAAAACAGATGCCGCGACGAGAATAACATAGTCTCCAGACGCAAGCTCATCAATTTCTGATTCTTGTCTATCATTTTCTAATTTTGGCTTTGGCACCTTTAGATTTATTTTTACTCCAGGTTGCATCGCGCTGTCTCCATAGACTACAATATCATGGTTAACCTCGTTTAACCGAGCATAGAGCGCCCTTGACGGCGGTAAGTATCGTTCGCACGCAGTAATAGAATTATACGCAACTCCCCCGCTGTTGCCGTCTCCAAACTCAGAAATACCACGATTTACGTGCACGCTGACGACGTTCGAGCTTGCAATTGTGTGCATCGTGGCAGTTTGTGAGTTTCCACTTCTGTCTTTGATGTTATATTTACGTGGTTTCCAGTCAGACGTTTCTTTGCCGTTAAAGTCTAGAATATAAAATGCTTTCGAAGAAAAATCTATAACGTTATACCGACTTGCATAGGCACCAGCGTTTGATGCCTTTAGCCGATCGAGTTTGATTGAAGAGGTCATGCTCAGCAGACGATTTCTTTCGGCTACTGTATGCTTTTCTGTTCCAGGTTCTTCTTTGATAAATGGTTTAAACTCATATTTTGCAACGATTGGAGAAGTCTTTCCGGAAAGATTGGACCACGAAGATAAAAATATTTCTCCAGGACGAGTGGTGTTGCTGTATAAGAAAAACGGAGAGCCGTTTTCTGTAAAGCAGCGTGAACGCAACCACTCAGCGGCTTGCAATGGGCGTTGAATGTTTATAATTCCCTTAAATTTGGTTTCTATCTCTCCTTCTACATTAAATTCTTTTAGTCCCAAGTCATCTTTAAAAATAGTTTCAATATTTTGATCTAGTCGTTTTCCGTCATCAAGCACACGACATATATTCATAAGACTGCTACGATAAGCAAATTCTGAAATTGCTAAAAGCGTATAAATCTGTGTGTGAGGAAAGTCTAAAGTACGAACAAGAGTTGGATATTCCTTTACTGAAAATGTATGTTCTATCGCATCTCCAATCGCTGGCTTAATTTTTATTTCAATATTTTCTTGTCCGCATATTTGGAGTTGTTTGCCGCCAACTGGTTCAAATAATTTTTCAGTGTCACGTACGGATGCAGAAAGAGTTAGTACTGGAGAAAATAGCTCACTGGTAATTGTAAACGATTCAACTAGACTTCTTATGTCTTTTCTAACTCCTTGAGAGTCAATTATATCTAATTTTTCAACCTCAAAGGCGCCTGGCAACTTGACGTTTGCCTGATCGCTATAACCAATCTTAGGAGTATTTTTTGAATGAGCTGGCGCTATTGGTTTGGCTGACATAATTATTCTACATCATTTATAGTATTAAAGTATCTATCAGAAAATTCACTTATAAATTCTGGACGTATTACTCTTATCATTCGTTTCGAATCATTAATAGACGTTTCATACTCAAAAAATGATGTTATTTTTGGGTTAACTATAAGATCATTTGTTAGAGCGTCGTATGCGCTTAATACGGCGTCGCTTGGCGAATAATACTCGTATGCAGCGTTTGAATAGTCACTCCACCTAAACTCCGGCTTTGCTATCATAAGTCTCTTAGAGGCAATATAGTCTTCCTTTGTTGTTTTTGCGGCAACATGTTCACTAGCGCCAGTAATATCATATTGAGTAATCATAGAATAGATTGAATCAATCCATTCCGCCTTTAAAGCAATATTTTTATTTTGCGCATCTGTTTCTGCCTTTAAAACTTTATCTTTATCTTTGGCGTCTGCAGAAGACAGTTCCAACTCGCGTATCGAGTCGTCCCAAGCTATTTTATATGCGTAATTATTACTTTCTACAAAATCTTCTCTAGACGCTACTTCAATTCTTTTTGCATTAATAATTTTGTGTATGTCACTTATAATGCATTGGTGTCTTTTTGCGTCGTATCGAATAAAATTTGAACGATACTCGCCGTCACCAGACACAAACTTTAGATATGGCAAATATTGAGAAGTTAGTGGTATAAACGACATATCTAAAAATCCGGTGCCGTCCAACTCTAACTGTGGGTTTGTAGTCGGTTTAATTGATAGCGATGAATATTTAGAGTATTCTTGTTCTATCATTCGCGTAAAGTTTCTGTATGACAGCGGCCAAGACGAAGTATAGCCGTCGCGTAAAAAATCATTTACGATAAAAAATGTCCAGTAATAAGAGGAGTTTTGATAAAGCTTATGTGAAACTACGTCGGGGCGATCGCCGTCATTTACGCTATAGTATGTATATAGCGCGCTGTCATCAGCGATGCGGGTCGAATTTATAATTACAGCACGAGAAATATCAGTGAGTTCAAATATAGAACCGTCTGAAAATAAATCATAGTTTATTTTAGGATATTTTGTAAAAAAAGACATAGTTTATGTTGGTAAGGTGTCTCGTCTATGGGCTCGCGTTTCCATAAACTGTAACTGAATGGATGTTTCGATTGGTGAGCCGTCAGCCCTCCACATATTGGCGGTACTGTTAAACGTAGTGCTAACTTCAGTTAAATATGTTTGTCCTATTTTTGGTATATCAGTTATGACGTCTCCGCTTCCGCCCTTTCTAAACTCTATAGTCCATTTTGGTGGATATTTTAATTGAAACTCGCCGCCTTCTGGATAAAGGTTTTTACGAAATGCTTCTACAATATTTTTTATAGCAGTTGCTTCAGTCGTTGAAGACGGTATTAGTTGAAAGGCAAACGTAAAAACTCGGGTATTTGTCGCAGTAAATTCAGTGTTTATATTTTTGTTTAAGGTCGTTCCGGTGCCAATGCTTATTGCACTTTGTATTGATTCATTTGCTCCAGTTAAGGCAGTCACTCCTTGTACAAGTGAAGAAATCGATGAATTTGCAAGTCCTGCCTTTGCGTTGTTGTATATATTACCCATCTGCTTAATCGCAGCTTCGCCGGCACCTTTAAATGTATTTGCGCCAGAAGCAGCTGACGCTATGCCTGCGATACTGCCTCCCAAAAATCCCAATTCGGAATTATTGTATGTTGCGCCGTCACCAAATTGTAGCGAGCCTGGTATAGGCAATACTATTGTAGCAGCCGCCGCGCCTTTGCATGAAAATTTAATAAACGGGCGTGATGACAGCTTTGCTCGATCACTTGGAAAACCATATGTCATATAAGTATTTATATGGCGAAAAAACATTATTATAGCGGTAAATATCGCATAATACATCGAGAAAAATATGATGGCGACGCGTCTGGAGTCGTCTATCGTTCGTTGTGGGAGCGTCAAGTTTTTAAGTGGTGTGACGAAAACGCTGCAGTAGTCTCTTGGAGCAGCGAAGAAACAGTCGTGCCATACCGGTGTAGGTCAGACGGAAAGAGTCATAGATATTTTGTGGATTTAAAAATTACATTTAAAACCGGTGAAACGTATCTGATCGAGATAAAACCAAAAAAACAAACACAGGAACCAACTGTGAAATCTAGAAAAACAAAGGCATACATTACAGAGGTTCTTACATACGCTAAAAACATATCAAAATGGGAAGCAGCCAGAGAATATTGCGCCGATCGAGGATGGATTTTTGAGGTATGGACCGAAGACACCATAAAGGCGCTTGGCATAAAATTATTGACGTAAAAAAACGTTATAAATAGATATATGCCGTCTCTTTTTTCTAAGATTCAAGCCGATGCAGAACGCGCCGGCTTTTTACCGCGTACTGCAGAGTCGCGTGACTGGTTTATACGTAAAATACGTAGCCTGTCAAACATATCCCCGTCAAGGGTGTTAAATGACGACTCATTACAGACACGTGGCAAACCACTCATTGGTCGTATGTTTATGTTTTTGTATGACCCCAAATACAAAGAGACACTGCCATACTACGATAAGTTTCCGCTTATACTCATGGTAGGACCGGCAAAAGGAGGATTCTATGGTCTAAACTTACACTACTTGCCGCCACGGCAGCGGGCAGTCTTTTTTGACCGTCTTATGGATCATATGAATAATAAAAAGCTAGACGAGACAACTCGTTTTAGGCTGTCATACGACATGTTAAGCAGCACTGCAAAGTTACGAGCATACGCCCCTTGCTTTAAACACTACTTGTACAAACATGTCGTTTCTAAAACAGTCGAAGTGCTTCCACCCGAATGGGAAATAGCACTCTTTCTACCAACTGATTCTTTCGTAGGTCAAAAGAACGCTTCAATTTGGCAAAAAACACGCACTCTAGTCTAATATGTCTTCATCAATAAATGATTTTAAATCTGCCATAATTAGAAATGGCGGCATTGCTAAACCAAATCGCTTTTACGTAACGTTTGCTGCAATTCCTGGGTCGTCTGAATCAACACGAGACATACCATACTTGTGTGAGACGGCTAGCATTCCTGGAAAACAAATAACGACTTTAGACTATGATATCGGCACTCGTCGTCCACTAAAAATACCAACTGGATATATTGAGGATGACATTACAATGACATTTATTGCGACTAATAATAATTTTATTAAAACTGCGATAGACAAGTGGATGCAAAAGATAATAAATATCGATTCGTATCTGCTAACTTCTAATTATAGTGACTATAAGACTGAAATAGGTATTACTCAACTAGATGAACAAAATAAAGAGGTTCATAAAGTAACTTTGCAGGGAGCCTATCCAATTACTCTAAACTCCATGGAATTAGACAACAACAGTGAATCTACTATTCAAAAAGTAACAGTAGTATTTACATACGATAAATTGAAAATTATACACTAATATATAACATTATGCCATTACCAACACTTGAATCACCAAAATATATACTGACTGTGCCATCAACTTCGCAGTCAATTGAATATCGTCCATTCCTCGTAAAAGAAGAAAAAATATTATTGCTCGCACAGGAGTCTAATAACTCGGGCGAAATGATGTCAGCAATCAAAGACATTATACGCGCATGCACTTTCAACGTATGCAAACCAGAACAATTAACGTCGTTTGACCTCGAGTATATTTTCTTAAAACTGCGCGCTAAAAGCGTAGGAGAAATTAGCAACATACGCTGCAAGTGCGATCACTGCGAAACGTACAACGAAGTTTCAGTAAACATAGACGACATTGAAATTACGTGGCCAAAACAGCAGGTTAATAACAAAATTATGTTAACCGATAAAATTGGAGTAATTTTACGTCATATATGCGTTGATGACATGTCATCCATAGTGTCTGCGTCTGAAGTTAACGTTGACACAATAACAAACATGCTTATTGCATCAATCGAATCAATTTTTGATGACAGCGGAGTCTATACAGCAGCGCAGTCGACTCGTGAAGAACTATTGACGTTTGTAAACAGCTTAAATCGCGCGCAGCTTAATAAAATTGAAGAGTATATATCAAACACTCCAAAATTACAGCACACTCTTCAGTTTAACTGTACTGGCTGTAAAAAAGAAAATGATATTACTCTTACTGGAACACAGGCTTTTTTCGAATAGCCCTCTCACATGAATCGTTGACTAATTATTATCAAACAAACTTTGCACTAATACAACATCACAAATATAGTTTAACTGAATTAGATAATATGCTGCCGTGGGAGAGGGAAATTTATATCGCAATGTTAATAAAACACATACAAGAAGAAGAAGAAAAACGTAAAAAATGAACGACGAATCGACACTAGCACAAGTTGTAAAGGAATTACAAAGCTCAAACCTGTCTCAAGATCTTATACTTGATACAATTGATAACTATGACTTTACACTTGCGTCTACTGCCGCCCGTGAAAATACCAAAGAGGTTCCTACTTTTCTAGACAAACTTGTGGGTGTTGCGACAGACTTAAAAGATAAGTTTGACGTTCTAATACGTTCAAACGTAGTACTTGCAAAAAGGTTAGAGGGCAACAAGCTTCAGGAACGTGAAAACCGCGATGAGTTGCTTGACGCCCTTAGAGGACTAAAGCCTGACAAAACACGTCCGACTCCAGTTAAAGACTCTAAGTTAAAAATGCCGGGCGGAATTTTTAGCGGCATACTATCAGCCGCTGCGCTATTGGCTGGCTTTGCAACTGGGTTTATAACTCAACTCGCATCCTCAATGTTTGGCGTTCTTAAGAAAACAAAGCTTTTTCAAAAGATAGGTGGCATCTTTTCTACTATTAGTCAATTTTTTACAGGCATTATAACGCGTCTAAAGGCCTCTCCATTGTTTAAGGGAGTCTTTACTGGCATAGAAAAGATTGCAGAGCTTGTTAATAAATTTAAGTCTAGTAAATTATTTGTTCTACTCGGTAAAGTATTTTCTATATTTGGAAACTCGCCGGTTGTTAAAACAGTATCTAGCGTTGTTGGAATTGCTGGAGAAGCGTTTTCTGCAATAGGACGAACATTTTCAAGCATGTTTAGCTTTTTTAAATTTGGAATGAAAGCTGGGGGAGGCCTAGTAAAAACGATTTCATCATTAGGTAAATTTGTCGGACCATTTTTAAAGGTATTGGGCTTGCCGCTAACAATAGCAATGGGAGTCTATAGTGGAATAAAGGGAGCGGTTGAAGGGTTTAAAGAGGGTGGCTTGATTGGCGGCCTAAAGGGACTTTTTGTAGGCGTATTTGACGGCTTGGTTGGCAGCCTATTAGACTCAGTAAAAGATGGAATATCTTGGATATCTGAAAAACTTGGATTTTCCGAGTTCTCTAAGTTTTTAGACAGTTTCTCATTTACTGACCTATATTCAAAATATTTTATTGATCCAATGTTTGAGATGTATGCTGCCATTGGTAAGTTTATTGGCGATTTACCAAGCATAGTCATTGACTTTTTTGCAAGTTTACCGGAAAAATTGGGAGCACTATTTGCCTCTGCTGGTGAAAGCATAACTGGCGCCGCAGACAATCTTGCTAGTTCGATTGACGAGATGCAACGCGCCGCAATACGAGCAATATTGCCTGATCCAAACGAAAAACTTTCAGTTGCAAATCCAAAATACTGGTTTAGAAAGTCAGTTCCAGACAGCATTTATGAGTATGCATATGCCACTAAAAAGAGTGAGGAGTTAGCTTCTTCTGAAAAAAGTGTCTCAGCTTCTTCTGAAAAACTTACTGCATCTTCTGAAAAAATATTAAAGGCGACAACAACAAATGACTTTTCAACACTAACAAAAACTGAAAAGGCTATGGCGGCTGGTTACGGTTCTTGGGACGAGTATGCTGCATCAGACTTTAAGTGGAAAAATAATATACAGTCTGTTCCAGCAATGTCAGGCAATATGTTGGCGTCTGCCGGAAACATTTCAAATATTGCGCCAACAGTAATTGTAAACAACAACAACGGAGGAAACGTAAGCAACATCAGCACAAGCAACGTAAACAATAACGCTTCTCCAATGATGCCAATACTAACTGGCAGCGCGATGGGCTATTGATTGCAAATGCGATGATAAACAATATCATCAAACTCTTCTGCAGTTTTTACACCTGGAAAGCTGTGCATAATTTCACCGCGTATATTGTAACATAGCGTGTGTGGTATGCCTATTATGTTGTATTCAAATATAAGAGGTATATTTTCCTCTTTATCAATATCAATAATCTCTAGAATGGTTGGGGTGCGATCACAATAGTCACGCAACGTTTTTAGGTGGCGTAAACAGTCAACGCAGTTTACATACGTAAATACCTTTATTAAAAATATCATAGAAGTATATATGAAAACAGGGGATAGAGCGAATCTATCCCCTGTTTTGTGTAGAGTTAGCAATTAACCGCCTTGAGCAAGCTTTGCAAAGTAGCTAAGCGACTCATCGTCGTCATCATCAGTGCTTGACGCAGCAAATGTTGATTCCGAACTGTTATAGTTTTGTACCGGCTCAGCCGACTTACCGACTGCTGCGGCCGCGACGTTTACACTTGCCGGTTCAGTAGAAGAGCCAGCAAGGGCGTCTGCTCCAAGAACTTCAACAAGCTTGCGCTTGAGGTCTGCATACGACTTGTAGTTTGCAGGATCAATAAAGTCCTTTAGAGAATACAGCGAGTTGTAGATCTTTTCAAGCTTCGCTTCGTCTCCTCCAAAGAGTTCGGATGCGCCTTCAAATTCA